AATTCGAATGTGGGTGCGGATTCGTTCATCCACTTGAATTCCGCAGGGAAAGAATCGGTCCACTGGATGACCTGCTGCGCGAGCACCTCGGCGGCAGCTTCCTTGCGACGGGCTGCGCTGGCCTTCGCTTTGGCGCGATGCTCGGGCGAGGTCTTGAATTCATGCTTGCCCCGGCCATCGCATGCAAAGCATTTGGCTGATCGGACGTACGTGTATCCGATCGTGACTATGCCTTTGCCGCCGCATTTCTTGCATGGCTCGGTGAACACCGTCCGACCTTCCTTGATGGGCGTCGCGGTGAGCGGAGTATCTAAATCGTCGAAAGTGATGGTATTCATGGTCGTTCTCCTCTATCGTCTATTGTGCGGTGGCTTGGTATTCTGCGATGAATGCTTGGGCTTGCTTAATGCGGCGCTCCAAGCCCCACATTGCGAGCCAGAGGTCGCCGCGCTTGACTGCCTTCTCCGCGCACATTTGGTACAGCATCAATTGGTATTCGGAGTCGAATCCGTGGACCGGCAGATTGAATGTACCCACCATCCCTTCGATCGTCGCGCGTAGATTGGCGTATTCGGCCACCAAGCCATTCGGGTTGAATGCGTGGAATTGTGCCCGTTGGCGGTTGGTCCAGCTGGACTTGGTGCAGGTCGCGATCTCGGTCACTGTCTTGAGCTTTGCCATTTCGCTTCTCCTCTATCGTCTATCCGGTGAAATCCACCGTGAGACAAATTATACCACCGCTGGAGTAATCTGTCAATATATTTCTGTGCATTATCAGGACAATAATGGGTCAGGCTCGGCCAGCATGCGCTTGATCTCGTGGATCGGAAGTCCGGTGGCGTCGTGGATGCGCAAAATCCATTCGGGTCCGAAAGGGGTAGTGCCGTTACGCAGCTTGCAAATGTTCGGGGGTAGCACGCCGAGTGCCAACGCCAATCGGCGGTCGTTCTTGAGCCGGTAGCGGCGCTTGAGGTAGTTCAGGACTGAGGCGGTAGACATCTATGCATTTCCGAATGGTTCGTGAATCATCTCCTCACCACCGAGGATCAGGACCGACATTTCGAGTTCACCGATCATCTCGTGGTAGAGTCGATCCAGTTCGGCGAGGGTGGTATTTTGCACGGGTCGGAGGCTCTCGTCGATCGCGCAGTCGTACTTCTGGACTGCCGCCACCAGTGCTCGTAGCTGCCAACGATATGGATTGTCGCGGAATGTGGTCATGGGTCGTCTCTCGAAGTATCAACGCGTATATTAAAACACCGGCCACGCCGATGAACAACCCGATGCCGATCAGCCCTCCGGCCAGCATCAGCATGAATTCAGCAAGTATATACGCGTTCATATCACCACCTTATTTCGTATGGCGGCAGCGATCGCCAACGTTCCATATCCTTCAATCCCCATCTCCTCGACCAATGTTGCATTATGCTCCCGCGCAACGTGAAATCCTTCCCGGTAGCCCTCATAGTGCGCGAGCCACTTGCCATTCAATGCGTCTTCACTCATCGGGTCCACTTCACCGCTCTTCATTCCTTCAACGTAGGCATTTTTGCGGTTGGTTGCATAGGTCGCTGCCTGTAGGTGTAACTGCTCGTCATCCACCGTTCTTCTCCTTTAGCTTGGCTTCAATGGCGCGGGCAAACTTTGAGTAGGTATGCGCATTCGTCCAATCAATGTGGTGTTGCTCTTTCTTAATCTCCTCATCCGTCAGCCCCTGCCATTCGCGCTGTGGTGGGGCGGCATAGAGTGGAATCTTAGCTTCTCGGCTACTTTTTTGATGTACTGGCACTGCGCCTCTATGGTTACCACCACTACGTAATCGATGCTCAGATTCGTATGTCATCCACGCCACCGGCTCCGGTTCAGGCTGCCGATGCTTACGCCAAAATCTCTGAAGCACTGCTTTTTCAGTTGGGCAACCATCATCTTCAATGCAAGGCATATCGCCTTTTTCTCGCTCCGGTTCAGGTGCGCTAAGTCGGGCGCGGAGGGCTTCTGCTGCTTTATGGCACATAAGCCCAATCGGAAAATGTCTGCTACCCATTCCGTCCGAGTCTTTAATCCACAATCTTGCATCCCTTGGTACAGCATCAAGTTGCTCCACCAGCGGAACCTCATAACCCTGTTGCATAAGTTCGCGGTCAGTCATGGCGCACCCCTTTCCGCCACATATTTGTCTATGATTTCCTGTCTAGCTTTAAACATTGGCGTAGCACATTCATCGCACAGTTCTATAACTCCATCAAACTGGTATGTGTAACGGAATTGTGGAAGAGGAAACCCGCCACCTCCAAGCTGGTTTGTGCAGTCAAAAGACTCAGTGCTACATTCTTTTTTGCAGATGTCGCAGATTTTTGTGTATGTCACCTTTATCATGGCGCACCCCTTTCCCTAATCAAATGCGCTGCTTCTATGTATGTTTTTGCGTTAAATGCAATCTTCGCGCATTCCTCACGCTCTGCTGCTGCGGCTAGTTCAGCAAACGCATGGAGGCTGCGCCACTGGTTCTCAGTCGCGCCCCAATCTGGCGGCATGATTCCAGCTTCTGCCGCCCATTTAACAATGTCATCTCTGGTCATTGTTCTCTCCGGTTGCTTTATTCTTATGCGTATTGATCTGCGTAACCGCTTGCGGTGCTGATGGGTAAACGTGCTGTCTTTGGTCTATCGTTAAGTCATTTGTGTAACGTAAGGCTCGAACAATAGCAGGGGTCAATGCCGTGAACTGCTTGGGGTTCGGCTCGTCCGGGCAGATGGTGATGGTGTACGGTAATTTAGCCATTGTTTTCTCCTACTGGCTCATACGTCTGCTCAAATATGTCTGGCTTGCATGGGTAGTGCTCGCCCTTCACACCAGTAATAATCCAATCGCCAGGGCACACAATGTGTCCGCCTTCAAGCGTGTCGATCCAGCCGTGGTTGTGCATTATCTGATTGCAGTGTTTGCATGGATTTTCTCCGGGGACGTAAGGGTCGCGGTAATAACGCACAATGTCGCCTTCCCACTTCATATCCTTGCGGTACTCGGGAGAGAACCGCACCACATCGCCACCAGCAATTCCGTCATGCGTCTTGCTGTAATCAAGCGGGTGATCGCCGTTTTTAAACCAACGCGTTGCTTCAATCACGACGGGCTTTTTACGAAATTTCATTGTTCTCTCCTTGCGCGTATGAGTTTTGCATACCATTCAGGGTATGGTTGATCGCCCATTGCAAACTCTCGAATGTCTGCTTCTTCACACACCTTCGCACACGCCTCGCGCTCCGCTGCTGCGACTAAGTCGGCAAAGCGTTCAAAAACTTCAAGAGGCATGTACTCAACACCCGGTCGCACTTTCTTAGCCTCCCGCGCCATGCGAATTATGTCATCTCTAGTCATAGTAACCCCGAGGCGAGAATTTTACATCGCGCTTGGCGCTCATATATTGGCTGACGGTCTTCCGTTCAAGGCATGGCTTGCACACCCAGCGGGGTACGCCTCGGGTTGGTTTGACCACGCCGCCTTCGGTTGATCGGACCGCTTGGCAGGACGTGCAAAATCGGGTTTCAACGGCGGTGTCGGTCGTCATATACGTCCTTCAATAAGATATAAGATGTTCCGGCCATGCACATCAGCCAGAACCACTCGCTCGATTCGAGCGCCAGATAGAATCCGGCAGCGGATACCGCAGATGCGATGAACATATCCCAATCCTCCATGTCTCGCCTATCGGTCCCAGAATGCGATCACGAATAACATGACGATGATCAATGCGATCATGGGCATTAATCCATATTCGGGCCAAGATTCGTACCACACATCAGTCTCCGGATTTTAGCTGCTCGCGGGTTGCCTTTTTAATCGCATTCCATACTCGCATGGCACCGATACCCTTATTCGGCGCATCGAGGTACAAGGAATGAGGTAATCCGTGCCGGTCGCAGAGTTCAGGTAATGGCTCGGACGGACCGGAAGGTACCTTCGTGGCCTTCGGTGCAGCAGCGGGTACTGACGTCTTCACCCGACCCGTCACGCGTCCTCCAGATACCGTCACGCCGCTCCGAGTGGTATACGACGTGTTCATCTTCTCGCCGTGCGGAGGCTTGGCCCACCACGGCACGTAATTCGGGTCATTGAATGACCGGGGCTGGTGCTCCAGCAACACCTGCTCGACGATTTCCTGATCAGTCGCCATTGACGATTGCCTCCAATGCCTTAAATAGTTCCATGTCCGGGATGGGCGGTTGATCCTCAGGCTGCTCGAATGACGCCTGTAGGCCCCGCTCAGTTCGCAGCGCCCAGAATTTCACGATGAATCGGCCATTGAACAGCATCTCGCCGCTGAATTCACCATCGAAGATTCGGATTTTAGTCATCGCCATACTCCCGCTCATATTGGTCCCATGCAAGATCAGCTGCAGCCGCTTCATGCCTCGCCCATGCGGTATCCAGCGCCATCTCGCGCAGGACCCGACGCGCATCAGCTTCAGAGTCGAATGTCCAGTCGCCATTCATGTGAATGGTGGTATGGGTGATCTGGAATCGACCTTCAGGGGTGGTGATTACGGAATATGTCATGGAAAATCTCCTCTATCATCTATGGGGTGCCGGATCGCCAGCACCCCTATTATAGCACGGGTGTAGTATTTTGTCAAGCGCCACGGAGAGCCTTGCGGATCATGTTGCCGAGATTCATGCGCTGCATGCCGACATTCAGACCCTCGTATTTCGCCTTCAGCGCGGTCGGCTTGACGTCCACCAGCTTGGCCGCGAATGCGTATACCTCGTCGATCGTCATGGCGCGGAGCTTGGCTGCGACTTCATCGCCGCAGTCCAGTGCTCGCTTGAGCGATCCATCGGCGCGGGTCACGCGGTTCGCCACATATTGCGGCAGGTAGAGGGAATCGACCACGCCATTCTTGCGCTCATTGATGTCGATCACCTTGCGAGCTTTCGGCTCGGCCTTCTTAACCGGCAGCGCTGCTGCCTCATGAACGTCGGTCACTTCGGTGCTTCGCACAGATACCTCCTTTTTGTCGTGCTGGCGAATGCGGACCCAGCCACGCGATACTGTCAGGATTTCAACTGCTTTGCCGGTCTTGGTGTAGGTAGCGATTTGCATTTTGTTTCTCCTCTATCATCTATGCTGGGAAAATCCCCAGTAACTATATTATACCACGGGTACGATACTTTGTCAAGTATTTGCGTGAGACTGTTGTTTAGGTGCTACAAGCGGGTCGAATTGAAATTCGCACATTTTGCCGAGTCTCGCCGCCGATCCTTCGCCGAACCACTCATCGTAGTACCGCTCGACCATCGCGAGCGACATACGACTGAAATCCGGAAATTCGACATCGGGAGACGTATCTTCGATTTCCATCTCCATGATCCGCTTTTCCATCCACACGCGACGCATTTTTCTGGACATTCCCATTTCATCACCTCTATCGTCTAATACGTTAATCATTTGCGATTCTGCCACGCTTTTTTGATGGCTTCCCACACTCCGGCCCATCCGACCGGCTCCACCTTCTGTATCGGCTCCGGATCGGGTGACCGCACCCCGACGATTTCGCCGTACTTGATCTGCGGCACGAATGCGGTGGTCTTGGCCGCGATAGTCTCTTTACGCTTCTTCGACGCCGCTTTGCGCTTTTTCTTGCTCACGACCCACCGGGCGGTATACACCTGCTGGCGGGACAAGCCCAACGCCTCGGCGACTGCTTTCGACGGCGCTTTGGGATTCGCTTCGAGGTACGTTCGTACCCGACTGGTGATAGATGTCTTCATGTCAGTCCTTCACGAAATAGAGGACACAAGCCGTGATCACAGACAGGATGATGCCCCATTCGAGGACTTCGATCCAGATGTTGTGTCGCAGTGGCTGGTCCTTCGGCAGCAGCACCCCTTGGATCATTCGCTCGTCATCGGACGGCACGAATCGGGGCTGCTCATATCGGATGCCGATCTTGATCTTGCCGGTGTCGTACGGCACCAATTTCGGCGTGTTGGTGGTGAAGTGTTCGTCGTTCGTCATACAAGCTCCATCGTCTTGATATTCATCTGCTCGGATGACTTCATGAATTCCGGTAGCTTCTTCGGTCCGATGAATGCACGGACCTTTTCGGAATCCAGTATCATCTTGCTGGTGAAGGTAATCTCCACCGCGCAGTTCTTCGATGAGTAGGTGGCAGCGCCACCCTCGCGGAACATCTCCTTCAGCTCCTTCTCGCGAGCGGTCAGGGCGCGTAGCTTCTCGCGCACTGTGACCAATTCATCGACCATATCTTCGGTGATCACTACTTTAGACTTTGCCATTTTACCCTCTATTCGCTATGTTCGGGAAGTCCCCGTAATATGAATTATACCACGGGTACTATACCTTGTCAAGTATCTACCACGTGATGGTGGTCGAAACGGTGTGGCCATTATCAGACTGATAAGTCCGGACCAGCGGCTCGTCGTGTGGACCCAGCAATTTCTCGGCTTCCAGATCGTCGGTCAGCCGATCCCGCGCCAGCTGCGCGTAGCCCACCAAATCGACCCACGAATCGAGGTATTTGGGATCGCCATTCACGATCCGCGCCATCTTGTGGCAGATCATATCGAGCGATTCTTTCATGTACGACGGCATGAATTCGTACGATCGGCCATGCCGAATTATCTCTTTCAGATCGACCGCCAGTCTTGCCTGATCGCGAAAGTCACCGTACTTCTCGGCTCGCTCATTTATGATCTTGTGTATTGACTCTTGACTCATCGATTTTCTCCCTAGTGGTCATACGGTGTTTACATTTCACATTCTTGCACTCACGACGACGTTTGATCGAGTTATCGACATTCTTATATGTCAATATCACGTGCGTCGCCGAATCACACTTCACACATTTCATAAGCCCATTTCCTTTCGGACCTCGAACAATCCCGATCGAATTTTTAAATCCGGATAATCCTTCTCATATCGATCGATCATATCGTACATGGTGTCATACAGGCCAGATAGAACATTTTTAGCGTGATCGCCGATGCCGTTATCCTTTAAGAACCAAATCGCTTCGAGTATGTCTGCAAGCTTCACTATAATACCATGCACAGTACCTTCGGCTTGACGATACATGCCGCCGTATTCGGGCATGAATTCCTGCTCGGCATCTAGCATATTTGCACCACGTAATTCCAATGCGCGTTTGAATGGCGTCGGCATGTCACCAGTGTAAATTTCTACGATATCGTGCGACATCGCCCAAGATATCAAATCCAGCTGCTGTGCGTAATGAAACCGGCCATTCCACTCGATCGCGGTAGCGATTCGCATCGCGATGCCGATCACGTTGAATGAATGCTCGGCTACCGACTGCGATTTTACCGTGTTTACTATCGTCCACCGTTTGGTGTACGACGCACGTAACCACTCATTCGCTTTCATCACGCACTTTCATCATCGCATCCGCGAATCGATATGCTTTTTCAGCTGCATCTCTAGATGACGGTATTGTCACTTCCGGACCTGCGAACGCCGCAAGGTATCCGGTTAATGCTGACGCTGCGAAGTAATCACGCAATGTCATGCCAGTGTGCACATAACGCTGAGCATTAGTAGGATCATCGAACGTGAGCGGGAATGCTAAGAATACTTCTTTTTCATCAGACATGGCGCATAATCCTCGTGTTTTGGTCTACTCTCCAAGACCGTTGTTCATTAATATCCATCTTGTCCATGATGGCCTTTTGTATATCAATGCTGTTCATGTGTGCGACATCGAGCAACAATATCATGATATCGCCGAATTCGAGTGGTGATTTCGGGTCACGCGCATATTCGCCGAGTTCCTCATACAACTTGAGCAGAACATCTGCGGTCGTGCGATTCGGGAAGTTAGAATCTGCCCATTCGACGATACGATCCTGCAACTGCTTGATGTCTGCACCAGTGCGCTTGTGATAAGCGGATACTGCTCGCAATGCGAAATCAGCATTAATGTCGCACGAACCAGTTACACCCTTGTATATGTCGCGTGTCTCGAAATCCGCGACTGGTAAGCCATTAGCATCGACCAACAATGCGGGATTTCCTTCATGCTTGCGCCATGGTAGCGGATTCATCTCATCGGTATACCCGATCGCCTCAAAAATCGGCATAATCAATCTCCCTAATATCTGCGTCATCCGGACCGAAGCAAAGATAATCCGGTCCCCATCCAGTCTTGTGCATCCGACGAATGATGTCGGTCAGTGTATCCTCATTACAATAATCCGCGAATGTCAACACCGTCTTGGTCGATAGACCCGCGCAGTGCAGCATCGCATGTTGGTATTGAACATCCGAGAATTCGAAGATGCGACGCGGCAGCTTGGTCACCGTGGTGAGTTCAGGCTCGCGGCCCAAATCACCCCACGATATCTCTTTCTGGCCGGGATATGCCGGACCCGATGTGCCGTCACGATTGTTCACACGGATCGGGAACGTACGGGCCACCATCCAGATGGTAATCGCTGGTGCCCACACGAACGGTAATCCACAATCTGCCGCGATCTGCCACGGCGTCACATCACGTGATGTGCAGTATGGCCAATCACCATGATATAGCGACAGCCCGAATCCCTGTGCGCCTTCGACCAGCAGCGTCCTCGACTCGTTCAAGATGCGGTCATATTCGAATTTATCGACCACGAACTGCCCGAGCGGGTGATTAGCGAATCCGAGTCTCGCCACCGCTTTCGAATCCGGGTCGCGCATGATCCGATCGACCATCGCCGCACCCACGCCTTTGGTGGTGGATCCGATTTTGGTCATGCCGAGCGATTTCTCGCGCTCCGCGTGGTCATCACGCACTACCGCCGCGTGTTCATGGATCACCAACCGCTGACCGCCGGTCATGTATTGTTGTATTTCTCGCTGCAGGATACCCGCGTGGATCAGCGATCCCGGTCCAAGCATGACGGTCTTCACCGTCGGACCCGATACGCCGACCGGCAGCTGCTGCACCATCATCTTCAGGCCTCGTGCGCGGTCATTGTAGGTATGACCTGCCTGAGTGCCATACGAACATACCACCGTGTCATACGGTACGCGCTTGGCGAGCCAGCCGGACACGCCGCCCTTGCCACACGAACCCCACATGCCGTCCATCGTTAAATCGATCTTCATGAATGCCCTCTATAGGTTAGAACGTACATTATAACATAATCGTACGGGTGACGTAGTATCAGCCTTTCGCCGTGTACCAGTTATCACCCACACCCCAATCGCAGGTGATCGGCACCCGGAACCGCATTTCGCACGACTCTCCGTCGAATGTCGTGTATATCTTCGCTATCGCCTCCGGATTCGCATCCTTTTCGAGCGATACCCCGACCTCATCATGCACGGTCAGCAGCAGCCGCCCCGCGTCCTGCTCGGTCAGATATTGGTCGATTTCGATGAGCTTGACCTTCATCGCATCGGCGCTGGTTCCTTGGTAGATCAGCCCGGATGCTTTGTGTGTGAACTGCCCACCCGGAAACCGGATGTGACGACCCATCATGGTCTGCACGTACCCCCGCTGTTTAGCGATCGCGGATGCCTTCTGCTGCATGTTGCGCATTCCCGGATTCGCAGTATGGTATTTCTCGAAGATAGCCAGAGCTTCCGGTCCGGGCTTCACGAATGGCCGACCATCCGGCATCGTCTCTTCGGTGCACGGTAGCCCGATTTCCTGCGCCAATCGACCAGCGCCCATGTTGAATGCCAGCCCGAGATTAATCGCTTTGGACGATGGGCCACCTGCGTATTCCGCATTTCGAGGAATGCCGGTCATGTCGGATACTAGCTGGTGGAAATCCAAGTTCGGGTTGTCCTTGTATGCCTTGAGAATGGCAGGGACTTGCCCGTAGTGATTGGCGACTCGAAACTCGAACTGCGACCAATCCATACCAAGCCATGCTGCTCCTTCGTCCGGGAGAAAAATGGGGCGTACCAGCGACTTGATTTCTTTATCCCGAGACGGTATCTGCTGCAATGCAGGATTAGTAACTGATAGCCGACCGGTTCCGGTGCCAGCTTCAGCGTCGTTTTTAGTCTGGTTATAGTTACAGTGAATAACACCGTCATTGTGATGCCCCAATATGTGACCAGACAGGAATGTGTCGCGGGTTTTAAGCATTTTGCGCAGGTCAAGGATCATCTTCGCCGCCGGATGCTTCATGCGCCGCAAGCACTCCGCATTGATCGACGCCTTGCCGCCCTCGGTCTTATCGGCGCGGGTTCCGTCATTCAGGTACCACTCACCGTCTATCTCCAGCTTCGGCTCGAATAGCTTCGCGATCGATCCGGAAGGGTTCGGGTTGACCTCGAATCCGGCCATGGTATTCAGATCCCGCTGGGCGGTCTCGATGCGCTTCGTGAGGCCACGAACGGCCTCCTCTGCCCGATCGATGTCCACCCGCACACCGCCCTCTTCCATCCGGATGATGACCGGCAACAGCCGACGCTCTAGCTGATGGACCTTAGACAGCTTGCCGATTTCGCCTTCCTGCCACCGGTACAGCTTC